CCTGTCCGCCTACACGGCACTTATAGTGTGCTGTATTGGAAGTCTTGGATGTTTTGTTAAAATAGATCAGCGCCAGGACTTCTCCCTGCTCATCACCGATTACAAACTGTAGGATTCCGGTCTGTCTTACTCTTTTGACTGTTTCATAGTCTACTCTACACTGCGCTTTGAAGTTTGCCGCACCAACTTCTCCGTTTTCATCTGCAGGAAGTGTGATTGTTTTGCACGCCCCTCTGTAGTAATTTCCACTTCCGAGCGATGACAACGTTATCCAGGATCTTCCATTGTAATTCAGACTCTTAAATGTTCCGGTTTTACCGAATGTCTTTTCTGAGGTCACTCCTTCGCCTGTTGTCATCTGATCGAAGTCTGCATACTTTGTTAGGTTGATTAGCTGTACGGATTTGTTCGCTTCTCCGTCATCTTCCTCATCGATACGTCCAAGTTCGATGGCGCCATATTGTGATACGATTCCGATGTATCCATTCTCATGGTTGTGTGTGATTTCATAGTCGATCGGCACTGCTTCCGAGCCCTCATTTATAATGGTCATTTCCAGGATACCATCTTCGTTTTTTGCTGCAGTAAATTCTTTTTGTGTCGTTGACCATGCTATTCCTTCCGGTATCAACCAGTTTATGGTTCCTTCTCCCAGACACCCTGTTTCCTCAAATTCAAGATTTTTCGGTTCATCCACATTCAATATTTTCTGCAAAGCATCATATTTTTCTTTTATATTGTCAAGTATGGTAAATGGCATCGGTATTGTCTTCGCCTTATATGTTGTGTAGGAAAAATCGTCACCTTTTGTCACATCTCCCCTGCTTATCACATTGGGTTCCCAACTCGGGCCTACAAAAGGCGTAAAGCCCTGGAGAATATCTATGTATTCTCCAAGCTCTTTCCCGTCAAATTTCACTGATAAATTCATTCCTTTACGCCTCCGATCATATTCCTTAGTTTCTTCTGTTTGTCCAGTCCTTCTTGGATCGGATCAATGATTTCTTTCGCAATCGTCTTCTCGTTCAGCTTTATTTCAGCAATTATTGGTCTTGACTGAATTATTTTTGCCAACCTCTTGAGATCATTTTCTGACAGCTGATCTGTCGTCTCTTCTTTTTTATGTCTTGCGTATTCTTCTGCAGTCGCCGAGGCTGTAAGTTTTCCTGCTATATAATCCTGCTGATCCATCGCTGTCGCATACACTTTTGGCATTATTTCTGCCAGGTCAAGCCCTTTTAATTTATCTGCTATCGCCTCAGTGTCTATCGCAGATACTGTTTTCTCAGCTACTGCTTCTGCAGATTGCACAGCACTTTTTGCCTCATCATCAATTCCAAGTCCAAAACCTTCGCTGAACCAGCGTCCCAGTTTTCTTGTTAATTTTGATGGAGAGTGTTCATCCAGCGCATGCTTCGCCGCTTTATATGCCGCTTTCGCCATTTCGGCAGCTTTTGATGCTGCACCCTTGATCCACGATCCGATTCCTCCTACAAAACCTTTGCCGAAATTATATCCAGGATCATGACCGCTCACACTGCCAGCTCCAGATTTCGCATTGTTTCCAAGAGATTTTCCTCCCGAATTCGCCTGCCTCGTTTTACTACTTACACCAGAACTATACTGTGTTCCGAATTTTCCTCCTGTGCCGTTCGGATTTACACTTCCGGCTCCTTTGTTGGCCGCGTCTGCATTGCCTTTTCCCGCGGATCTTGCTTTTCCAACCAATCCGCCGATTCCAGATGCGAACTTGGTACCAAATCCTTGTCCTGTCGTTATCGGGCTTACACTTCCGGCTCCTTTGTTGGCCGCGTCTGCATTAGCTTTTCCTGCAGATGCCGAATCTTTGGTTTTGGATGATACTCCTATCCCAAAATACGACATCACTTTGTTTCCAAGGTTTTCCAATTGTTTCCCAACATCACCTGATGTAAACACATTCAGGAATGCTGATACAAATTCTCCTGCTTTGGTTAATACGTTCTCTTTTCCGGCTTCAACACCGTTTGCCGCACCATCCATCGCAAGCTTGAAGATTTCTTCTGTCTTCTTAGATGGAGAATGTTCATCTAGGGCTGATCTAAGAGATTCCAGAAACTCATCTACACCTTCTTTTGCCGGATCTTTCAGCTCATCAAAGCCTTCCAGCCCCTCCAATGCGCCGTATACCGCATTAGCGAATTTCTTCTTTGTCTTCTTATCTAAGCCATCGAATTGATCTAATATGCCATCTACGGCACCTTTCGCTTCTGATGACAGCTGACCTTTCATGTCTCCGGCTATCAATGCAGCTATTGCGGCCGGTGGAACTTTTTTCAGTTCATCTGCAGATTTTGGTGCAGCCTTGGCAAATTCTTCCAGAGCTGCTTTTGTGGCTTCAGATGCCTGTTTCTGCATCTCTTCTGTGAATCCCGGTGTTTTATTCTTCACTTCCTGCCGGATCAGATCTTCCGTCTTAGATACTTCAACTACCTGCTTCTGGAGCTCCTCGCTTGTAGCATTATTTGCAGTTTTTACTCCTGCAGTAATTTTATTAACTGCCGCTTCGATTGCATCTGCATTTCCACTCGCTGCCGCTTCCGCCAGCTGAGTATACTGCTCAATGTCACTCGCATATTGCGCCAGTGTATCAGAGCTCTCCTTATATGCGTCTTTATTAGCTTTCAGTGCCTTATTGGCATTATCTACATCTTCTTTTTGTTTCTGTATCTTTGCATCCAACGTTGCTACAAGAGCCTTATTTCCTTGCACAACGGCATCGCTTTTTTCTTTCTGCAGTTCTTCCAGTTTGGCGCTTTCTTTTTTTACAGTATTCTCTGCCTTTTTCTTAGCTGTATATGCTTCACTAGCCTCTTGAGCCGCCTGCATCTGGTTGTTTACAGCTTCTTTATATTTCGCTTCCTGAGAAGTAAGAACAGCCTCTATCTTCTTCTGCTGAATCGTCTTCTGGATCTCTTCCTGCAGTTTTTGATAGTTTTGAATCTGTCCATTAGTAAGATTGACCTCTATTCCAAGCGCCGACGATAACTGAGACGTGATGAATGCCGCTCTGTCTGCTTCTCCATCTTTAACTTTTCCATTGGAATCAACTATCGTACTCAATTCATTGCTCAGTGACTGTAGACTATTTAACTCGATCAAATCTGCTGCCGCTTGTTTGTCCTGGGTGGCCACCAGATCTTCGTAAGACTGTTTTCTGTCCTGGGCAACTTTCAGATTCGTCTCTGCCTCTTTTGCAGAATCTTTTAATGCTCTGGAATGTGCTTTTTCTGCTTCCGTCTGCTCAGACAATTTATTTCTCATTGCAGTGCTCACTGCAATCATTGCAGTTGTTGCCACAACAGCTAAACCAATCGGATTCGCCTCTATTGCTTTTGTCAATCCTTCTTGTGCTGCTTTCAAAATATTTGTAGAAGCTGCCGCTAAACTTACTTTTCTCTGGAATAATCCAAGTACCGACTGTCCTGCTGTCAGCGTAACATTATATTGCCTTCCGGTATATTTTGCCGCTTCCATCTGTTCTGCATAACGACCGATAGCAGTCTGTGCAGTTTTCCACCATGAGGAGCTATTTTTCACAGCTTTCCCCAGTGTTGTAGTGGAATCCCCTAACTGTTTGGTGATTTTTAATTCTTTGTACGCAGCCACCAATCCTGTGACAATCGGTATTGCAGTTTTTGTATTTTTCGCAAGGAATTTCATTCCTTCCGCTACTTCCGGAAGTACATTCTTTGCAAGTTCCCCTCCGGTATTGACGATATCTCGAATCGGCTCAACAATGCCTTCTGCTGCCGGTCCGAACTTATCCACCTCGTCACAGGTGTCATTGAATATTTTTCCTGCTTCTTCAACTACTCCATTCAGTCCACCAGTCGTAAATGCCTCTGATAACCGGTTTATATCTTCCGTACTAGCGTCTACTGCACTCTTAAGTGGCTTTTCCATCTTTTCGTATACGTTGATGCCAAAGCCTTCTAACGCAGATCCTGCGATTGTGATACTTCCTTTCAGGTTGTCATTCATGGTGTTGGCCATCTTTTCAGATGCACCATCTGCGTTTTTGATTGAAGATGCCAGCTTTTTGAAATCTGTATCCGAAGCATTCACGATCGACAACAGTCCAGACATTGCCTCTTGTCCGCCAAGTGCGGCTGCAGCTGCAGCTTTTTCATCTTTTGGAAGTCCTCGAAGGGAATCTCTCATATTTTCCATTACTTCCATCAGTGACTTCATGGATCCATCCGAGTTTTTCATGGAAATATCATACTTTTCCATTGCCGCAGCTGCTTCTTTTGGCGGCTTGGCCAGTCTTGTCAAGATACTTCTAAGGGCTGTACCAGCCTGTGTGCTCTTGATACCGGAGTTGGCCATTAGTCCGATTGCCTGAGACAAATCTTCGATGTTATAGCCCAGTGCTCCCGCTACTGGTGCTACATACTTAAATGTCTCACCCATCATCCCAACATTTGTGTTGGAATTAGATGATGCCGCTGCCAGAACATCCGCAAAGTGTCCGGAATCAGATGCCTGTAATCCC